ATCTCCTGCTGCATTAAATGTTAAAGTATTTGTTCCACCAGTTGTATCTTTTGCTTGCACATAAATACATACAGAACCTTGTGTTGCTGCAGGTAAAGCTGCTGCACAAGCTGCTGCACCAGTATAATCAACTACATTTAATGAGTTATCAACTAATGTAATATTTGTAGCAGTGCCTGTATCAGTAAGTGTTAAACCAGTTAAGTCAGGCATACCTGAACTCATTCTTGTTGTTTCAACATCTGAATCAGCATCTCTTGTTGCTATTTGAAAACCTTTGGTAGACCTAACTGGTCCATTAAAAGTTGTGTTTGCCATTTTCTTCTCCTTGAATAATCTACTGTCTTGGCGAGTCTGCTAGGTCAGTCAGTAGAAGTTAATAATCCCTAGGTGTTCTTATTAATAAAACTTAATGCTTCTTTATCTTCTTTTTGTTCTATCTCTGCTTGTTTCTTTGCAGAATCAAATAATAATTTTTGTTGCTCTAATTGTATTTTTTCTTCTTCAATAGCAAGCTTTGTCATAACATCTAATTGTTTTAATGCTTCTCTACTTGTTCTATCATCTACAGCTTTTTGTGAACGTAGAGATGTTGTTATACCTTTTTGTTGTGCATCTAACATTTGACCTTGACGTTTAATATCTAACTCTTGTGCTTCTATTGCTATCTTAGCATTTTCTTTTGCAGCATCTAGTTTTAATTTTTCTTTTTCTAATTCTACTTTAGCCTGTTCTAATGCTACTAACTGTTGCTCTGGTGTCATTTGTTTACCCATTGCAATATTAGCATTTAAAACATCTTGAGCTGCAGCAGCCATTACAGCTTCTACATCTGTAGGTGTTCTAACTTGATTAGGCATTTGCTCCATCATAACTTTTGTTGTACCATTTATTTGTTCTTGATATTTCATTAATGTATGTTCTTGTATATTAGCTTCTAGTATTGGTCTTACTCTTGCCATGATAGGATTAGCACCATTCATAGGGTCTGATAAATAAGCCATCTTTACTTGGATATGTGCATCATGATTTTGACCTGGAAATGCAGATATAGGTAAACCTTTTGTTGCAGCAGTAATATCTGATACTGGGTCTAAAGGTTGTGGCTTTGGTGCTTGAGGTAATATTTCTTCTATGTTAGGCATATTCGAAGCATTTAATATTGTTCTATTTAGTGCTTCTAAATTAAACATTCCTGGTGGTGACTGTTGTGCCATTTGTAATGCCATATTCGCTAACATCATTCTATGTGCATTACTAGGTATATTTGGGTCACTTACAGGAATTACATCTACTGCACCATCAAAATCTTTTCTAAATATTTCTCTACTTGCATTAGGAACATCATAAGGATATTCATTAGGTAGAAAATCATAATCTATTTCTGCAATAATTTTAAATTCATCTCTTTGTGATTTATGTAATCGTTTGTGAATGCCAGAAAAGAACTTACTAGATGCTTCTAATAAAGCCATAGTAGTTCCTACTGGTCCATAGGAGGCAGCATCAGAAACTATTTGTTCTGTGCTGTCTGCAAACTTCTGACCTGCAGCAGTTACAAATCCAAGCATGTTGTATAGCACTGAGGAAGGCTCTTTATATGGGAGAGGAACAATCGCCTTTTGTAAATCTATACCTGTTGCTTCGACCTCCTTGAACTCACCAGGAGCAATAGGTTCGTTGTCGCCCACCATTCTTACTCCTTTTGCCTTAAATCCTCCTGGTAAATTAGCAAACTGCCCAGCATCTACAAGACTCCTCATTGCTGCAGTTGCTGTTAAGGTTAAATTACCTAAGAAGTGTATAAGGCCTAACCCATAAAAACTAAATCCTGGTACAAATTTGTAATGGACAAAATGCATCCTTTTTTCTTTATTTGTATCACCAGCTCTATAGTTTCTACGAATACTTAATATTTGGCGAGACTCCTGTTCTACAGTTACAATGTAAGGAGCAAACTCACCTTCTTCACATTCAGGGTCAGAAATGTCAAGATGTAAATGTTGTTCTAATAATACATACTGTGGGTCACTATCAGCAGTTGGTGAGATACCCATAATTGTATTTAATTTTTCTGAAAGAGTTGTTTGAGAAGGATTAGATGCATCTGGTAATTCTACATCTGAATAGATTCCTGATTCAATATCTCTTTGCATATCTACTGGATTACGATAAATAAGATGTGTATATCTATCTGCTTTTCTTAAATTACTTGCATAGTATGATACATAGAATTGGTCAATAGGTACAAACTCTGAAACAGGTCTTTCTAATCCAGCATCATAATAAACTTTTTTAATAGCAGAACCTATCAATGGTAAATGAAATAACATTCTTTCAAACTCATCAAAGTATTCTGGCATCTGCTCAGTTAATTGATAGTTCATAAAATTTTGAACTCTATTTGCTTGTTCTTGTTTATCTACAGATTGATTACCTAATATCTGTGCCTTTACTGGTCCACCAGAGGGAAATAATTCTTGTGAAGCTTTTGCTTGAAACTTAACAGCAGACTCTATTAATAAAGGATGCACTGCAGTACAGGCACCTTCAAAAGGTTCTGTTGCATCTTCTAGTTTTAATCCTAGTAAATCAAAACCTCTTTCAAACATAGAGTCCCATTCTCCTCTAGAATCTCTATCAGCTTGAAAGTTATCTATCACTGTGCTAGAAATATCTTTTAGTACTTCATTATCTAATGTTTCAGCAAGATTAGAATAATATTCTTTTGCTGTTACTTCTTCTTCTATATTTTCCTCACCAAAGTTTACTACAACTCCACCATCTGTATCTACTTCAAAAGATACACCAGCATCTTCTTGAGGTGCATTAATAGATACTACGTTTGTTGTTTCTTCTTTTTGTTCAAATGGATTTTTTTCTACTGCCATTATTTATCCTCTCCTAATAATTCTTTTCTTCTTGGTAAGTCTTTTAATCCTCCACTTTGATTAATAGCTTTAACTTCATCATCTCCTAATATTCTACTTATTTTCATTTCTCCACCAATTAACCAACTTGTTTCTTTTACTCTAGGATTTGTATTATATTTATAAAATCCTCCTGATGGTATTTTATCTGTGATATGTGCAGTTCTTGCATCTGGTGTACCATCTTTTTTTATTCTAGCATTTTTATTAGCAATAGATTGATAATCTATATCTGCAGGTAATTCTACTTCTGCCCATACTTGATTATCTTCTCTCATGTTAGGTTTAAATTTTCTATCGGTAATTCTATTACCTGTTGCAGGGTCTACCTTTCCACCAATATGTGTGGCCACTGGAAACTCTCCAGCATGAAATCCAGGTCTATATGCTAACTCTCCTGCAGAAGATTTTACTTTACCTGTCTTTGCTAATTTACCTGCCTCAGCTTTAATCCACTTACCAACTGGTAAATCTTTATTACCTTTCATTTTTACAAATAAAGGAAATAATTTTTTATCTTTTACTTTAAATAATTTATATGCCTTTACACTATTTTTAGGTGTTACTTTATCTAACGTAGTTTTTTGAACTGCTTCAGCAACATCATCAATAACATGTGCAGTTTCATCTACACTGGTTGAAGCAGTTTTGTTAATTATATCATCAATATTTTTTGATAATAATTTAGCACCTGCTTTTGTTCCTCTAGCTGCAAAACCAAATAAAGGAATAGAACCTAAAGCTGCTAGTGTTGTAAGACCAGCTTTTAATGCTGTCTCACCATAATTACCTTCTTCAAATGCTTCTTTTGTTTCTCCAGCAAATTTTTTAGTTTCATATGCTGATATAGCTTCACCAGTTCCAGGAGCTACTGCTAAACCTAATTGTTGTGCCATAGGTAAATCTTCATATCGTTTATATATATTCTCTGCAAAATCTGCTAAGTTTTGTTTTTCAATATCATTTAACTCAGGCATTTCAAACTCAGGTTCAACAACAGGTGTTTTACGTTTTGGCTGTTGTGTTGCTAGTTGTGTATATAATTCTGCTGGGTTCATTTAATACCTAATTTTTGTTTTTCTTTTGTAGTTAAGAATCCTTTATAATCTACACCGGATTCAAAAGCAGCTATAGCATTTTTAAGATTTCTATTCTTTGGTGTTTTCTTTAACATCTCTTTTAGTTTACCACCAATCGTTTTATTTTTTGTACCTTCTTGAAATTTAAATTTATACGTTAATCCTGCACTGCCTTCTTTTCTATCTGGTCTATAACTTCCTTTACCTTCAATAGAATGTCTGCCTTGTGTATATTCTATTCTACCTTTAACTCCAGCACCTTTTAATTTATTAGAACCTTTAACAAGACTTTTAGTTTTACCATATCCTTGTATCTGTGCATTTAGTTTATCACCAAGTTTTACATCTAGTTTAGCTTTTGCTTTACTTAGATTAATATTAGCCTTTGGTTTAAGAATTAGTTTTGATTCTTGTTTTTTCTTTTTATTTTTTTCCATATTTACCTCTTACATATATTATACCACTAAACTCTCCAATATGCAACCCTTTTTTTAGAATTATTTTCTTCAGCTAAATATGGGTCGTCAGGATGTGTTAATCTCCAGGACTCTTTCATGTAATGTATTGCCATTGTCATAGCATCTACCTGGTCATCATGAGCAGCATTAGGAAACTGTAAAATCTCTGTGTATAAATCATCAGACCATTTTTTATTCTTAGGTAACCAGACTCTGCCTGCCTCTATCATTGGTGATGCTGCATACACTCTGGATACTTTATCTTTGTCTGGTATATAATCTTGTACTGGCAATCCAGCTCTACGCATATCTTGCAGTAGAGACTGTCCTGATGCTTTCTTTTCTATGATACATACATCTGGTAAAAACTCATCATACAACATTTGTGCAATTCTACGTAACTCTGGATATTCAAATCGGCCTCGCATGTTTCCTAATAAAATTAAATTAGGCACAAACTCTTCATAGCCATTCTCACCTTCTGAGTATCTATTGAAGATACCCCAGGTTTGTATTACACTGTAGTCTGCAGTTGTCTTAGTAGAAAAAGCAGTATCATAGGTTTGAATTACAAAATCACATGCAGGTGGTTCATCATAATCCCACCACTGTAACCATTTCTTTTTTATAAGACCACCTTCATCTGGTGTTGGGTCCTGCATATACAAAGCATTCCAGTATCGTGAACCATTTGAGGCACGTATTTCTTGTTCATCAATCTTTAATGATTCATCTGTCTTCCATTCTGGAAAGTAACTACCACCTACAGGTAATTGTAATAACTCGGCACTAGGTTCATCTAGCCATGCAGGTATTCGTATTACTTGCCAAGGTAGAATATTTGTAAACTCGGACTCTTGTTTTAATAACCAACCACATAAATCATCATAATGGTACCTGGTGTTAATAATTAATATACTTCCGTTAGGCATAATACGAGTTCTTAGACCTGCAGGGTACCATTCTTTCACATATCGTCTTCCTGCTTCCGAGTATGAGTCTTCTTCCGACATCACATCATCAAGAATTGCTATATGTGCTCCTCTTCCTGCGATTTGACTTTTGACACCTGCTGCATAGTAGCTGCCTCCTCTGTTTGTTTTCCATTTTCCGGCTGCTCTAACGTCTGTCCTAAGAGAAACACCTGTAAATACATCTTGAAAAGTTTTAGTTGACACAATATCTCTGACAGACCTACCGAAATCGCTAGAGAGCTGGTCACTATGAGAGACTGTAAGTATTTCATGTTCAGGATTCCTTCCAATATACCAAGCTGGGAACAATTTAGAGCAGATTACAGACTTAGAACTACGTGGAGGCAAGAATACCATCAGCCTTTTGATAGTTCCTGCTTCTAATTGTTTTAATTTTTCACTGATTACTTCAATATGCTTGCCCATCTTCCAGTCTGAAACGATTGTTGGGGCAAATCTACGTACAAATGTAAGGAAATCTTGCTTGGAGTGATGCCTTATATTCTTTTGCCAGTGTTTTTTATAGTTAATTACCTCTTCCATAATATTATTATACCACATTTCTGTAGAAAAGGCAAGTAAAATATGTTTATATAGTTATTTATATAATATATATAATATATATAATATATATACTTTATAATTTCAAGTATAATAATAAAAATAATAATAATTATAATAATAATATTAATATATTTATAATATTATATATACTATATAGACTCGGCCTTGTCTATGAAGCCGAGTATTTTTGTAAATATGTTCCAGGGTCATATATATATAGATAATAACGCTAAATTTTTGCCTGCCCTATGCAGTTTTTGCTATGTTTG